GATGACTTTCCTGCATCTAATAAACCTTCAAGGTTTGGAGAAGTACCATCTCCTGCGATTAGCTGACTATCTAGTCTTAATCTCATCATTGTTTGAAGTCTTGAATTCAAGTATCCTTCTAGACCTGAAACATCTTGCATTAACTCATCTGTAACAGGTATGTTAACGCCAAGTTTTGAGATTGTAGCAGTTCTTTCGGTGAAAGCTAATGCTGCTTCGCCTACTGCTGCAGCTTCTGCTGCTTCAGCTGCATTGTTTGTGAAAGTAGTTTCTTCCAAGTAAACAAATGCATTTTGATCTGTATTAATTTGATCAAATAGGTTAATTACTGCATTAGGATCACGAAGAGCTGTTTCCAATATACCAGGTTGTCTTAAAGACTCTGGTGGATAACCGGTTGTGGTTAAATTGGTTTTTGTTTGAATTGTGCTTTGTAAGTTCTTAGCACCATTTTCAACATAGCCTTTATAAGCTGCTGACTTCATGAACTCTGATCCAAATGAAGACTCTTTTGCTTCTTCTGATGGATTAGGAATGCTTGCAACTGCTTCGCCTGAAACATCTAATTTAGATTTTGCTTCAGCTACTTTAAGATCATCTCTTAAAGAGGCGAGTTCTTCATTTCTTTCAATGACTGCATTCTTTTGTTCAGGAGTAGAAGCACCCTCTTGTCCTTCGATTTCCTCGAATAGACCTTTGAGAGCTTCGCTTTTTTCGGCAATGTTTTTACGAATTTCTTTTACATCGCTCATTGATTTATCTCCTCAATAATCTCGTTTTCTTCTATTTCTATGTCGGTTAATATTGTTTCGGTTGCAATCCTTTGACTCTCTAACCATAGATCATCAAGTTCATTATCAACTTCAACTTCTGTAACTTCTTCTACTTCATCTACCGGATCTTCAACTTCTCTTTCATCTCCTGTATCAACTTCTGGCTCTTTAGCAGGATCTGGAGTTTCAGCTTGCGCCTCAACAACTTCCTCTGCTACTTCCTCAGTAGCTAATTCTGGATCTGAAACTTCAGTCTCAACATCAACAGTATCTTCTGCAGTTTCAACTACTTCATTTTCCATTTCTAACGCTCCTTCAGTTCCAAATTCTTCTACGAATTTGTCTATTTCATCGAAAGCATCTTGGACACTTTCTTGAACTGTTCTGAGAGCTTCGGTTGCAGAAACCCCCAACTTCCTTCCATTCTTCTTCCTGAGTTCTCCTATAGAAGAAACTCTGGCAACGAGGTTATTCAATGCTGCAAGCACATCTTTTACCTCATCAGAAAAGCGTTTACCTTGCACGCTGGCACCCTTCTCTGAAACCTCACTGTCCCCATCAACAAGCATAATTATTTGATTGTTGATTTCTTTTAATGCCTCAATTGATTCATCATCAGTTGGAACAGAATTTAAAATCTCTTTCATACCTTCAGCAATATTTTGTAAGTAAACCATAGCTGATGTACTTTTTTTCATTCTTGATTCATAATCTTCATGAGTAGCACATGGCATGTACATGGCTTGTCCATCACTGTCATGCATATGTGATCCGACACAACCTAATTCTTTAGCACGCTCTTCTGCTTCTTGGGCAGTAGGAAACATATCTCCTTTAGGAGCTGCTTTTTCTTCTTCTTCCTTCGGCTCTTCTTTTGGCTCTTCAGGTTTTATTGAATCACTAGTAAGAACATCTTTGACTTCTTCATCAGAAACAGACATTTCTTGTACAAACTTTGCTTCTGTTGCTTTATCACTTTTTATTGCCATGGTAAAAGTATCTTGGTTAGCACCAACGAGTACAGGACTGACCTCGTAAACTGAAAGGTCTTTAAGATATCTAACATCTTCACCTTCATCATTTGCATCTTTTTGAAACTTGCCATATTCACTATCATTAACCCTAAAACCAAAAGACCATTGTTGCAAATCGCCCATGTTCTTTACAAGGTTGTATGCTTCTTTACCTGATTCGGTATCCATGAAGAATGATCCTGTGAATGTAGCTTGATCATTATCTTGTGAAATCTTTCCTTTACCAATTGGCATGTCCCACTTGTGAGACCATACCATAGGAACATCTCCTGATTTAAAACCTGATTTGACAGCACCTGGGATTACAACATCTCCATCACTATCGACATTGTTGAAAACTGAAAATACTGCTTTGACCTCTCCCTTGCTATCTGTGTTTTCTTTAACTTCGAAATTTATTTCTTTAATTTCTTTTTCTTCTGACATTGTTTGCCACTACTCCTGTACTGTTATTTATTACCATGCGCACTAAATTACTGACATTCGCCAATATACAGTAATAGTAACTGAGTTTTTAAAAAGTTTGTGTATTTTAGATTGCCAATGTCAAAAAACATTTCTTTGCACATCTGTGGTATAATTTGGTATGGACAATGAGGTTGTGTTTATTTCAACTTTGCATAATGGATCTGGGAGTTTCTCGTTGGCGATAAACTCTGACAACACAGGTTTGTTAGAAATATTCGGCAAAACATTGACCTTAAAACTAGTTGGTAATAAACTAGAAGTATCAGACAAGTTAGCTGCAAAAGACTTTAAGTACGGAGCAGAAGATAGGGACTATTTACTAAAATGGTTATACAACGAAATGATGGAGAACAAGAGGTAAATGAATTTCAAATATTCATGGATCAAATTGCAAAATCTCCTAAGTATCAAAGAAACGCCATAATTAATGATTGGTTAGCATTCTTATCAGAAGATGATCAAATAAGATTAATTAACAAATTAAAAGAGCGTGGCGTTGAATATATTCCGAGTGAAAATCCAATTTTTAGAAATTAACTTCTAAAATCTTTTATTTTTCTTAGCTTGGATATTGGTTGGGTTACTGACCTGTCAGTTTTCTTATGGGATCCATCTTCCATAATTGCCCATACAACCATAGTTGCATTTTCTTCACTTACTGAAGTTACTATTCCATGCACTGTTGATGGGGGATCTGGATCTTTATTTATTGTCCATGAGACAGCATCACCAACTTTTACAGACTTAGCTTTTTCAGATCTAGCAGAATCCATTTCTACTTCTGCTAAAGCCTCAGCCTCTTCAGTTGATACATTGATTTCTTCAATTATCAATGATGCGTTCTTTTTAGAACTTAATGGGTGATTGCTTGGTAATAAATCTGTGTCATAAGGTTTTCTTTTAAACTTACCTGTTCTCAAAGCTCTTAATAGGCCATTCACTCTGGCCATTGCCCACTGCTGAGGACCTGCAACATTACCTCTAACAGATCCAGGATTGTTTTGATAAGCTGCTAAACCTCTATTGTAAGATGCAGTAAGCATTCTTAAAGTTGCTCTATACTTAGGATCTTTTGCGTTATGATCTGTAACTTTTTTTCTAAGACTTGCTTTTACTTTTTCACTTAAAGCTTTTTCTTCTATTTCTAGTAATAAAGCCTCTTGCATTTTTCTTCTTTCACGAATTACTTTTTTATATTCATTTACAACTTTTTTCATAGCAGGTACGCCTGCAGAAGTTACGCCACCCCATTTCATGACAGCTATAGTTCCATTTAATCTTGTATTCTTTTTATGTCTGTTCATAAATCGTTCTCTTCTTTTTACCCAATTTAAAACAGACTCAGATCTATCTCCTGATCTATATTTAGTCCATCTGTTAAAAGCATCATTACCTGTAAATGAAGTAGGAGGATTACCACCGGTACCTGCTCTTCTCCAAATTTCAGGCCAATCTTCTTTTAATCCTTTTACATAGTTGTAATCAGGAAACTGTTTATGTTGTGAGTTTGATATTGAAATTGTTTGATCATCTCCAGATCTGGGGAAGTTTGTAATCTTAGGAGCTTTTTCATCTTTTTTCATTCTTGCTAATGCTCTCTTAGCTGCCTCTTCTGTTTTATAACATTCGATAACTTCATTATCTTCATGTCCTAAAATACACCAAGCACCATTTGGCATCTCTGCCACATACTTCTCTTCGTTTAGTTGAGTAGGTTTTGGTTTAAGAATTTCAGATCTAATTGCTTGAAGGTCTGCTGAAACAGTTGTCATAACTTTTCTGTCTAGTTCTTTCATAGCCTGTTTAAGATCTTCTATATCTTTGTTTGGCTCTTCTTCAGTTTGTGGTGCGCTACCATCGACTGATCGTTCTACCATGTTCATAGGTCTTAAATATAATTCATGAGTTTCATCTGTATTTAATCCTGCTTGTTTTCTAGCCTCAGCAATTGTTATCCAACCACCTTGCACAGCAGTATTCATTCTTTTATAAATATCATCTTTATCTTGAGACAAAGCTCTGACATCATCTAAGTTATATTTGACATACAAATCATCATTATCAAAATCTTTTCTTAGTAATTGATGTGTAAGTTCTGATGCAACTGATTTCCATAAAGGAACAAGTTTTTGTTCTGTAAAAAATTCTCTTAACTCTCTTGTGTTATTGTAAGTAGCTGCATCAAGACCTGCACCTAGACCGGCCAAAATTGCAGGTACACCAAGAACTGCAGACACTCTCTCTTCAGGAAGTTTTCTTAATTCTGTAAGATTCATTTGATCTGGGGAGAAGGACACAACCTCAACATTCATTGAGCCACTCAAAATCATTGGTGCGCCTCTATTCTTGCCACCAAACTTCTGTTTGTACATAGCAGAGATAGCCTCTGCCTCTTCTTTCGAAGGTCCACCCATAGAATCATCTTTTGGAGAGAGGATGACACCTGGTACAGCCATGTTATGTAAGAGTGCTGCTGCGTACTGTCCTGCTGCCTCATCTCCTAAGATTTCTCTTAATACAGATTTTAGAGGAGCAAAACCTCGCCTATGGTTATTTGGATCTATTCCATTTCGGATATGCACTATATCGTTGGTTGGAACGACTATACTGTTACCCCCAAGACCACCATGAGGCGCATATTTAAAATGTGTTATCAAAGTATCTTCATCACCCTTTGGCTCAACTAAGTTTGGCATCAAAGGAATAAGCTGAACAACATTACCATCTGAGTTTCTGTTCTTATAAAGATAAGCATCTCCATAAGCAGACAAAGCTACAACCATATAGTGAGCTAATAAGTTTCCTGATGTAAATGGATTTGGTCGTTCTAATAATTTTGAAAGAGGATGTTTTCTAACTACTTCTTGATCGCCATCTTCTGTGTCTGTAAAAACTAAAGGTCTTGGCTCTGCAAATGATGTTGCCAAAACATTTAAACATGCTACAACTGCTGAGTTGTTAGATCCATCACCAATGTCATCGAGCATTGTGGTTGGAAAATATCCTGATTCAGTGTTGTAGCCATACACTGCACGATCCAAACTTGTCTGTTGATTGTACCTTTGATTTTTTTGTAATTGTCTTTGTGTAGGTGCATTTAGAAAATCTATTGCCCTACGAAATCTTGATTTTTGTTCTGCCATTTAGTAAGCCTGCCATTCCCTCTTGACTTGTGCGCTTATCACTCCGTATCCTATTGCATCCACTATGTCATCATGATGACCTACCGGAAAACTCATAAGTTCTCGTTCTACTTCTATTAACCAAGGTGCGCCTTGCTTCAAATAGACATCTCCTGCTTCCATGCGAGCAGCAAGTGGTAAGGCTCTTGAAACTTTGTCTTTATCAGCTCTAAGTTCCTTGATAGCCAAACCATCTCTCTTAGCAAATTGTATGAGCGAAAGCTGGAAACCTGCTCGCTCCATACCCACCCATTGTAAATCATATTCTGCCATTTTCTGTCTTATTCGAGGTATTATATCTGGTGCTTCCATCCTCTTCCTATCCACATCTAAGACACAAATTTTACCTTTAGGGGTTATTGCAAAGCTAGCAATCACAGTATAGTCAGATCCATCTGAAACTGAGGTAGCCAGATCAACAGTACAAAATCTTGTACAATCATACAAATTAACATTTTCTCCACCAACAAATAAAGTATTAGACTTTTCTCTGTAGTATTTAAGCCACTCCGGTTGTAATATACCTTGACCTGCCTCAACAAATTCAGCTAAATACTCTTGAGCAAAGACTATAGATCCTACTTCTTCTTTAGCTTTTTCTACTTCTTCTCTGTCAATAAATGGATTGTCCCAAGTTGCATACTGAAATCTTTCCCAATCCTCTTTGTTTTCTGCAAACTCCCATAATTCATAAAACCAATTATTCATTCCCATAGGAGTTGATATAAATAATGCTGATCCTTTTCTCTCTGTAAGTGTTGGTCTTAGTACTTGATGCCATACATCAGGTTTTACGAAAGCTGCCTCATCCATAACTAAGAAATCCAAACCCTCACCACGAAGTCTATGTGGTGTGTCAGCAGATCTTACAGCTATAGATCCTCCTGTTTCGGGAAATGTTAGTTCCATATTTACTAAAGATACTTGAACATTAAATTTTTCAGGAAAAGACAAAGCTGCATTTTGAAGTTCACGCCAACCGACTCTAGCAATAGTATAAGTAGGTGCAACCCACCAAGCCCTTTTACCTGCTAGTGCCATTCTCAATGTAAGAGTTACACCAAGTCTTGATTTACCAAATCGCCTACCTGCACAAAGTATTTTCCAACGAGCCTCTGAATCAGCTACTTGTTTTTGTGCGCCATGTAGTGCAGGCATTTGAAATTGATATTCTTGCTCCTCACCACCACGACCTTCAGTGAATTTATAGGTTTCGTATTGTTCTTTACTTGTAGTTTCCATCAAGTAAAGTATAACTAATTATTCGTAACTTTGGTTAGTTAGTACCAATATATACCCTGCTTTGTTAAGCAAGTATCTATTTGATATTGCATCAAGTTCTTCTTCTTTTGAAAATTTGTTTTTATTTGGTATAGAAATATATTCACACAATCCAAACTGTGAATCGCTAAATATCAAATCATAAGTGTTTTCTAAACCCCACTCCTCAAAATCTTCTGCAATAACAATTAAAGTAGAATCTCTTTTCATGTAATTTCCTAAATCTAGGATCTGTTTTCTCATAAAAAGACCATCCGGAACATATGGATCATCTGTGTAATCTAACATATTGAGAATTACAATATCTGCATCAGCAATAGATGGATCATACCTATCAACTGAGAAGTCTGCCTGTGTTACTTGTGTAGTTTCTGAATGAGGTTGTAAATCATAACTTTTACATTCCAGATCAAATTCTTTTGCTACATCATATGTAACTTGATACTTATCTGTTAAATCAAATACTAATTTATCTTCAGGTTTTTTAAAAAAGTAAAACAAATTAGCAATCATTTGAGGTGGAGTTTTATCTATTGTATCTACTCCAAATCCTTGAATAGGATATCCAAAACTCCAATTGTTACTAGCTTTGTAATTGATATTATGTTTTTGCATTGGATCTATAGGTGCCTCTGCAGATGCAAGTTCATTTACTTTATAATCTTTTACTTTTTGTCTAAGTCCTTTTGTAGTTAATCCTTGATTCAAAGATTCTAACAAAAGACCATCTTGCACATCTTCATCATCCATAAAAGCAACTTCTTTATGATGACTCCAGGATAAACCATCAACTCTTCTATCTAAAGGAAACGCTCTAGATACTGCTGCTGCACTAGAGAATGTTGAATAAGGTATGTTCATAGATAAAGCTTGTGCAGCTAACTCTCCATACTTATGTTCTCCAAAGTTCCACCAATCACCAAGCCACCACATAATATTTTGAGTTGCTTGCATTAGGTTGTTACCTATTTCTAACCACTGTTCATAAGTGGTATCATCAGAAAATTGCAGGAATTGTCTGTTTTCAAATTTTTCTATCATGTTCTCTCCCATAATATTATTTTACTATATTACCTGTTAGGTGTGACAAAAAAAGAAAAAACTTGGGCAGCCACACCCAAGTTCTCTCTCGATTGACACTATTCCCAAGTGTCTTGTCCATCACGATCCCAAGTCGCTACTGACTCTTCCATCTTCCCAAAGAAGTAGATCAAGTCATCAATCTGTCTAGTTTGGAAAAACATAGAATGTTCTTTATGTCTCTTATTAAGAGTCTTCACTCTACTATCCCACTTAGACTTTTCGCTCTTAGGTGCGATTTCTAAACAAACATAGTCATTGACATGTTTGCCCATCAGAGCTACCCAATGACTATTCTTTTGCAAGATAGTCTGGTTACCTCTCTGCATTTCGTTTGCAGGAAGATAAACGAGTTTATCTCCGACATTGTATTTTGGTTTTTTATCATTATTCATTTGCATCTCTGCTTTCTAATAACGGACTAAACTTTATCAGTCCTACTCAACTAGGTATACCTAGTGTTTAATGCCTTTGGTTAAGTAGGCCAATGTTGCAACTAAAGTTAAGTCGCCAAAATGTATATCTATTTTTACATACTTGGTGTTATATGTGTAAGAAAATAAAAAAAATTCTAGCTGCCTCTGCTTTTACAACAGGGATGCAGAGGCTACTAGAAATATCAGACTAATTTACTAAAACTTGACTTAATATTACCAATGTTAATATTTGATCTAACTTCAGAGACAGGCAATCCTTTACTAAATGCAATAAAAGTTGGAACACTTTGTATGCTGTAGTGATTAGCTATAGTTGGCGATGCATCTATATCTAATGCTACAAACTCACAATTTTTGTCTTTCCAATCCTTTGCAAGTTCTTCTATTGCAGGTGTAATTTGTTTGCATGGTTGACACCAATCTGCCTCAAACTTTACAATTGTAGTTGTGTCTCTAAGTACTGTGTCTGTGAAATCGGATTGGTCAATTTTTCGTATCATAGTCTAATAACAATATCACAAAACAAAAATTTTCAAAACCTTTTGTATAGAATACTTTCATGAAAATCAAAACAGTTAACAAGCAGTACGCTCCAGATCTAAACAGAAAAGAGAGAAGAAGGCTCGCAAAGAAAATTCGTGCAGATCTGCAATTAGAAAAAAACAAAATTAAAAAAGAAAAGGCTGATTCTCTCGAATCAGCCGATGATGGGAGGAAGTCGGTTTAGTAGCCGACCTATCCACTATACAACATCATATTTTGATTTAGGGTAAATAAAAAGCAGGTGTCTTGGCACCTGCTTTTCATCAGTAGTTCACGAAAGGCATTTCTATGAACATCTTACTATGGCCGGCTTTCGCCTCCATAAACGATTACTATACTATATTACTTCTCATCAAAAGCTTTGCAAATTTTTAAATATAAATTTACAAGATCATCTGCATCCTGCACTAAATTGATACCTTTGATACGCATGTAGTTAAATTGTTTCAAAACTACTTCTTTCAGATCAGCATCACTAATCAACTCATCAATAGCATCTTCTCTTTTAGTGCCTGGAGGAAAATTAAAATCTGACATTACATCGTTCCTTCCGGTTTTATCCCAAACAAATCAGGATCTTCAACAATAGAGATTTCAGGTTGCCATTCGTTATTTTCTATTTGTGGAATACCATCTATGAAAACATCCATAGCCTCTTCACTGCTAGTAGCAGCAACATAAAACTTGATTACATAATCTTGTTCTTCCATCAGTCCTCTACTTCATATTTTTTTACTATATCAACACTATAGCGAATATTTGCTTGCAGTAACATATCTAACTGAGAACTTTGCTTAAATTCAAATATTTCATTTACTTCTTTAAGAGCATCTTCTACTGTGTCTGCATCAACAATATAGTCTTCTGTTACTTCGTAACTGACCATTATTTTCATATATCATCCTCCCTATATATAGTCTACTCTATTCTAGTCTACTCTACTCTATTCTACTCTACTCTAGGGCGTGACAGTCACAAAATGTCACAAAATGTCACATGTGACAAAAAATGTTTAAAACTCTGTAAAAAGCTAAAATTACTGAAAAATTAAACTTTATCGCCAAGAAAAATTTAACATTTTCGAAACTTTATAAAACACATAAAAAAAATTTTTATAGTAAAATTTTGCTCTATGGATTATTTAGTAGGATTTATTTTTGGATATTTTGTCAAAGAAACTTTTGCATTTCTAAAAAAATTAAGCGATTGGGATTGGCAAAATCGTTTAGTGTATGATGAAAATATCTTTATGCCTCTTACTGAGGATGATCTTCCTTAATAGAATCACAAAATATAAGTTTATCGTTACCGATAGAATTTAAAATCAACCTCCCAACCAACTCTGCACATTGTGGAACTACTGCATTTCCTAGAGCTTTTAGTTTATTTACACGATCTGGATAGTCATCTATAGATCTGGGCATGCCATATTCCCACATAGCAAAATCTTTTATTTCATCTCTTAATTTTCTAAAAATATTTAAAGGTAAAGTATTTCTGTCGCCTGTCTTAGATCCTGTCAAAACTGTACCATATGTGTCTTTATGATCTCTAGCTGATGCTGTTGGAAAATCGTTTTGATTTACCCAATTGTAATTTTCAGTAAAAGTCATTTCTTCATCAAACTTAAGTGGATCTAATTCTGATTTTATAATATTCCAATGTTCAATAGTTGGATAGCTGAATCCTGAGGAATCATATCTAAACCAATGCTCAATTCTTGATTTTGTTATTTGATCTCCAAATTTATTTACTAAATCTTTTATAGATGTTACTGATCTTAAATAATCTACAAAATCTTTTTGAGGAGGTAGTTTTTCTCTTTTTTTAATATCGTGATTTCCATATACTTCTAAAAGTTGTGGATTTTGTTTTATATCTTCCATAGCAACTTGATCTGCTAAAGCAATTTGTATTTGTTGACCTGATGCTCTTGTAGTAGCACCTTTTAAAAACTTAGCTGCATGTCTATATGCTAGCTCTCCCTTGTCATCGAAAGTAGTTGGAGTTCTCCAAGAATCAGGAGTTAACGACCAAACATTTCTTATTCCTAATCTAGCCAACCATCCGGA